AATAATTCAATTATTGCTGAAGGATTGATCTTTTGTAGATCAGTAATAATAGGAGCAGTACTCATGGTTCAAATACTTCTCTAAATGTTGCCTGTATTGTAGCTCTATTGTTATATGGTATAGATTTTGACCATCCCTGACATACAAATTTTTGTGATGCAGATTCTCCTGGAGCAGTAAAATCAAAACTATCAGAATCTTCCGCACGGGCATCAAGGAAGGTTTCTATTTCGTCTGCTTCCACTTCAGAAACATTAAAAGTAAAGTTATAAACTTTAGGATTCTGGTGTTCTGCTAATCCAAATAATATTCTATGCTCAAACCCATCAGCAAAACGAATTGTTCTAGTTAAAGGAGCAGAATTTTTTTGCTGTCCGTAAGTTGGTTTTATTGAAGGAAAAGTAGCCATTATGCAAGTAAACCTCCAGGTCGTTTTTGTTTTAATAATTCTGATTGTATCGCTACTGATAAAGCAGCACCAAGTTCTTTACCTCTTTGTTGATCTCCTTCAACAGAAGAACCAGAAGCATCTACATTGACCACAACACTTGTTGATCCTCCACCCATATCTGAATTAGGAATTATACGACCACCTGAGTTTGGTACAAACATTTCTGGGCCACGTTCTCCAACCATATAACTTTTACCAGTACTAACAGGACCACCATTTGCTCTTTTTCTGAAAAACTTTCCAAGATCGCCAGGAAGTCCGCCTAAGAATGAACTAACGCCAAATTCAATAATAGATCTTTGAATTTGACCAAAAACACTACGAGCTACTTCTCCTAAAGTCATCGTTCCCTTTATAGCTCCATCTATTGCATCAACAAGTCCTGTCTCTACCGAGACAGCAATACTGTCATATAAAACTTTAGTTTCCGTTACTGATCTATTTAGCTCCTTGTTTAAATCATTAATCTTTTTTTGTCTTTTTATTATCTTCTCATTTAATTTGTCTACAACTCTTAAATTATCTATTTGATTAAAATTATTAAAAAAACCAGTGGGTTTAATACCAACAGATTCAGCTATATCTATTTGTTGTTGTTGAGGTATAAAATTGCTTTGAAAAGCTTTTCTTTTTGCAACTAAATCTTTAATAATTTTATCTTGTGATTGATCCGCTTGACGAAGATTTTTACTGTCTTCAACAGTTTTACTTATAAAACTACCTATACCTGAATTTTTTAAAAACTTAGCAAAAGAACTTCTCATAAGAGTCATTATTTGAGCAAAGTTATTACCTAACTTTGTAAATTCATCTCCAAATTCAGTTAAAGCATTAACACCTTCTTTTCCTACTAATCTAATCATACGTTCTCTTGCCAAAGCAAAAGCAGCTTCTTCTCCCTGTAATTTTTGAACTATCTGTAAATTCTTTTCAAATTCAGTTCCAGTTATTCCTAGAGCTTCTGATAAAGCATTAACATCTTTTGTGTTTGAGTTTAAAGCTGCTCCTAGTTTTCCAAGAGCAGTAATGGTTGTTGTAAATTGTTGCAAAGCAGCAGTAGCGACAAGACCACCTGCAAAGCCTCCCATCTTACCACCAACCAATGTACCTCCAAAGCCACCAGCAAAACCAGCAGCACCTCCAATCGGGCCTTGTCCAAATAATAGTGGAAACGCTCCAGAGATAAGTCCGCTTGATAATGCTGCTCCTACTCCTTTCGGATTAGGCAGAAGTGGTTTGTTACCTCTTTCTCTTCCTCCTATTCGACTTGCTAAATCTCTATTATTTTTTTTTGCTTTTGTATTTTGTAATATTGCTGCCGTTTCAAGGTCTATATTTTTAATTTGCTTTGCTGCTGCTGCTGATGCTGCTTTTTGTGCTTTTGTTCCGAGAGTTAAATTATTTGCATATTCCTGTAAAGCATCTGCGGCTGCTATTTGCTGATTAGCCGTTTTGCCAAAAGCACCTCTGGCGTTTTTAACTGATTTAACAAGAGCCTCCATGTCTTGTCTGTAATTTTTTATTTCATTACGAGCACCTTTTCCTGCTTTACCCCCTGTATTACGAGGGTTCATTATATCTACACCCCGAATTTTATCTATACTTGCTGTTAACTCATTTACTTTTCTTTTTAACCTATCAAGACCAGACTGCCCTCTAACTTTTAAATTTATATTTACACCGTAATCGGCCACAGCAAAAACAAAACTTTACTTTAGTGTACCGCTTTTAGCGTTTTCTTGCTTGTGATTTATTTTTTGCATCTTCATAAGCCTTATCTTCATATTCTTTCTTTAATTCGTAATAAGCAAGCCAATTAATGTAATCTTGTTGCGTTAATTTATTTGTAAGTTCTTGAATCGTCATTTTTAGCTCCGATGCTAAAAAAAACATAAAAAACCAATCGTTTCTAGCTTTTTAAATCTGCTTTCGCTTCCTCCAGTTTATATTCCGAACCAGAATTTAGCATTGCTAATTGAATTTCTTGTAAAACACCTGCGTTAATTTCTCTTCTCAATGATGCTTTATGACCCTCTTGAAATAATCTTTTACCATCTTTGTCTAATGCTTTTTGAATCATAAGATTTAAAGCAAAATCTTCATTTGATGCAGAATCTCCAGACATTCCAACGATTGATTCTCTTTCTGCAATAGTTAATGGATTCCAGTAAATTTCTAAAACAGTTTCTTCTCCATCTTTCAACTTATACAAATATTTTTGTTGAACACCAAATTTGTTCTTGAGAAGTTCTATTGCTTCCATAGATTTATTAGATTGCTATTCTATTATACTAGGCATTTGCTGAAAATTGACAAGATATTATTCCAATGAAATGACTTCTATCCTCTATTTCCAATGGAGTTGGGCCATTTATATCTAACACTCTAGGTTTACAACTAAAAGTATCGGTGTAATTAGAAGCATTAACAGAAGTTAAACCATCAATAACAGCTTCAGAAATAGAAGATAAAACAGAAGTACCTTTTGATTTTGGAACGTAAACATTGCATTGAATGACACCAGCGTAATAATCTGAAGATGCTCCCTGATTTTGTAATGTTGATTGTGTAAAATTCACACTCATCAAAATATACTTTTTAGTTTTTCCTGGGGTCGTGTAGTGAACATTGTCATAAACCATTTGAACAGTATTATCTGCTGCTGCAACTGCATCTGTTACTGCCTTTTCAAATGCTGCCCTGGTGTTTACTAAAGTCATGCTTCAAATCCTGTGTATGTAGTACCTGAGAACTTCTCTGATACTCCTCCTCCTATAAATAGCTTACCTTTATCTGACATATTTTCTTTAATTAAACGACCTAATTGACCTTGAACAAATTCTTGAATCTCTCCAGTTTCTAAAACATATTGAGAATATATAGCTTTATTACCAATAAAAACTGACTTTCTATAATTAAATATTTTATTACCTGTTCCTACTGGAAATCTTGGTTGAATTACAGGATTTTCAGGTGGTGTCTGTTTTGTAAAAGGAGGTCCAGCTTTTCGTCTTGCAAAAAAATCTAAACTGCGTTCTCTTTTTATACTTGCCCAGGGTTGATAATCTTCCACATTATGATTAGCTGTTACAGGAGTATTTGATGCTTTCCAGCTAGAAGCAAAAAAACCTGTCCATACTGGCATATTTTCTTCATTTGATAATTCATTATGAATATCTTTTATAAGCCTATTAAAATCTCTACTAATTTTTTTATCTAAATCTTTAGGTAAATCTTTTAATCGTTTTACTGCCATTAGAACCGCACCAAAACAGTAAACAGGTAAACTTGTCCACCTCTTTTTGTGTCAATATCAACTATCTGTGCAACTCTATTCGATCCAGCATAACTTAATGTAATTTCATCGTCCATATCAACTTGATTATCTCCTATTTGATCTGGTGTTATATATAATTTAGCCTGTCTCATTTCTTGACCAGTTTCTTCTTCTGATCTAATAAATGATATTGGAACTTTAATACTGTAGCTGGTATCAGTTGTAGTCAAAACACCCGTAGAAGTGTTGTAAGAAGGAGATGCTTTCTTTGTATAAGTAATACTGTAATCTTGTGATGCACCTAATTGAGATACAACACTTTTAGCTACATTTTTAAATAGTGAATCTAATTGACCTGCCATTATCCTCTAACTACCCTCATTTGGAAACTACCAGCACCACCTAATAAATAAGCTCCCAAATAACTTTGTAGCCACGGATAAACATCTAAAATATTATTTACAGAACCAGTTCCCTGACTGTCGGTATTATATTTAACTCTAAGATCGCCAAGAGCAACTTCTTCAAAATTACCATCTTTACCAGTAGTTCCCGTAATAGCATCAGTATCATTTGCCAATGCTCTCGCTAATTCAAATTGTGCATATTTAATATTATTTGGAATTTTAGAACAAGCCAATTCAACTCCATCTACCTGATAATTATTTCTAGGAAATTTCAATGCCTGTCCATCATCACATCTATCTCCATAATAAACCAAAGTATCAATCCATCTAACAGCAGATATTAATGATCTTTTCTTTTGATCGTCTGTTTTATTTGTCCAAGTAGAAGAATCTGGAGAGGTGTCAAAATAATCATTAGCTTCTGTCAATGTGACATAACTATTAGCATTTTCTCCTTTTATTGTTGCGTCTATAGTAGCTGCCACGATCAATAAGGTAATTTAGTTTTATTGTAGCGTAAAGAAAAAACCCCACCAATAATTGATGAGGTTTCGTTATGACCACTTGTAAATACTATTACGCAATAGTAGATGTATCAAGTGGAGAGTTGACGATCATCTCGACCACAGGTATTAGGTCAGCATCGTATGTGATTCCCCAGTTATTTAAGTTACCTAACTGAGCATTTGTTGGGTTATCTGTAGCAGATGTCCACTTAGTTCCCATGATGTGATAAGCACTATGGTAATCAACAGACATAACATCCTGCTTAGAAAGAATGTTTCTATCTGATTCAATACCTAGAGGAGACTGTTCGCCTTCAAGAATTGTTCCTGACTTGATTAAATAGCAACGGAACTCTTTCTGATGACCAGATGTTCCAGGAATTACTGTATTAACCTGTGAGTCAATAACAACATTCATTCCAGCG